TGGCCCGAGGTCTGGGCCGAGCTCCGCGCTCGCTACGATGCTCCCGGCGGCTTCCTCGAAGGCGAGACGCCCAGGCCGGCCGACGAGCTCGCCCAGGGCGACGCGTGCGCTCGCGTGCGAGCTCGGCGCGTTCGTCGGTCCTGGGATGGGAGCGACACCTGCCCGACCGGCGACCACGCGAAGGGCACCTGCCCAGGGGACCACGGGAAGTGAGCAAGCGAACCGAGCGAGACATCGCCGAGCGCTGGCGAGACTACCCGACGGACGACAGCTACCCGCGAGGCGGCCGATGCGGCACCGGGCGATGTGGCGACTGCGACTGGTGCGACTTCCTCGAGACGTTCACCGCGACCCGCGTGCTCGAGCTCCTCGAGCTCGAGGCCGGCCGCGCTCGAGCTCTGCATCACCTTCGCGCCACGGTTCCCCGGATCGACTCGGCTTGCTTCGCGGCCGGCGACACCGTCGGCCAGCAGGCCGACAAGTTCAACGCGGCGAGGATGGATGTCTGCCGAGCGATCGACGAGCTCGGCGGCTGCGGAACGACGACGCCGGCGGAACGGAAGCGACGCCACGACCTCGAGCAAGCCCAACAGGCTTGGCTCACGTCGAGGAGCGACAGCGAGCTCCTAGAGGTCGCCGGCGTCTTGCTCGAGCACGGAGCTCGAGCGAGCGAAGTGCCGAGGTCGAGGCGACCGCTCATCGGCTGGATTCTCAGCCGAGGCATCGAGAAGCTCCCGGCCGAGTTCGTCGAGCGCGTGAACGCGAGGATGGCATGACGAAGGACGAAGCCAGGGCGATCGCGTCGCGCTGGCTTCGCCCTGCCGAGCGACGAGCTCGAGCGGCGGCGCGTCCGCGACGAGCTCAAGGCGATGGGGAGAACCGGCCACATCCTCCGGCTTCGCTTCCTCGACGCCGACGGCGGCGATCGCTACACGCTCGCCCAGGTCGGCCGCGTGTTCAAACTGAGCGGCTCGCGGATCGGCCAACTCGAGCGGCGCGGCCTCGAGCTCCTCGAGCAGAGGATGACCCGGTTGAGGTAGAAGCATCCGAGCTCGGTCTGATACCCTCTCGAGGGAGGCCCACCGATGCCCGAGCTCGCCGACGACACCGACCTGTTCACCGACGACGCCCAGGAGCTCGAGGCCGACGGCCCCGACCTCTCGCACATCACCCCCGACCTTCGCGCCCTGGCGCGGCCGATCGACGGCCTCGCGTTCGACCCGAAGAACGCACGCAAGCACGGCGAGCGGAACCTCGAGGCGATCGCCGACGCCCTGGGCACGTTCACGCAGCGCAAGCCGATCGTGGTGAACCGGCGCGGCATGATCGTCGAAGCCGGGAATGGAACGCTCGAGGCGGCCCGCGCCATGATCGCGAACGGCGACGAGCGATGGAACATGATCGCGATGGTCCTGGTCGATGACGACCACGAAACGGCGACCGGCTACGGCCTCGCCGACAACCGGACGGCCGAGCTCGCCGAGTGGGACCAGGCCACCCTGGGCGAGCTCCTCAACGACCTCGAAGCGAGCGACGACCTCGCCGGCGTCGGCTGGAACGATGACGAGCTCGCCGAGCTCTATGCCGAGCTCGACGACACGCCGAAGCCGGAGCGATCGAACCGCAAGCAGGTTCCGCTTCCGGCCGACCCCGTCAGCAAGCTCGGCGGCTTCTACAACCTCGGCCCGCACCGCGTCGCGTGCGGCGGGTCGTCACCGATCCCCCTTACTGCTCCGGCGGCTGGCAAGAGTCGGACAAGCGGCGCGGCTCGGTCGGCACCGACACGAAGCATCACAAGGTCGCCCGCGACACGTTGAGCACCAGGGGATACATCGCCCTGATCCAGCGCGTGATGTCTTGCGTCTCGGCGCGGCTCGCCTACGTGTTCACCGACTGGCGGATGTGGGTCAACCTGTTCGACGCGATGGAAGCGATCGGCTACCCCGCGAGGTCGATGATCGTCTGGGACAAGGGCAACCCCGGCATGGGTCGCGGCTGGCGAGCTCAACACGAATTGGTGATGTGCTGCGCGACTCACACCGACCCGCTCAAAGACCTCAAGCGATCGAAGGGCAACGTCATCCAGGCGAAGCGAACCGGGAACGAGCTCCACACAACCCAGAAGCCGCTCGAGCTCCTCGAGACGCTCATCAACGTCGCGCACCCCGAGAAGGGCGGCCGAATCTACGACCCCTTCGCCGGCTCCGGCTCGACGATGATCGCGGCCGGCAAGCGGCCCCGGCTACGTTGACATCATCCGCTGGCGTTGGGGCCAGTATGCGAAGGCGAACGGCTTGCCCCTGGGCGACGCGATCGAGGAGCTCGGCGCACCGCGAGAGATTGACCTGGGTGCGCGTTGACCCAGGCCGTCGAGGACGCGCAGACCTTCGAGCTCGACGTGCGCGAGCTCGCCCGCTTCCACGTCGGATGGTTCGCGTTCATGGCGAGTCAGCGCAAGTGGATGCCGGCGAAGCATCTGCGGCTCCTCGCCGAGAAGCTCAACGATGTCGCGACTGGAAAGATCCAGCGGCTCATCGTGAACATGCCACCGCGCCACGGCAAGAGCACCCTCATCGCCCAATTCTTCGTGGCTTGGTATCTCTCGCTTCACCCGAGGCAGCGCGTCATCTTCGCGAGCTACGCCGACGGCTACGCGAGACAATGGGGCGGCGCGGCACGCGACACGTTCTACGAGAACGGCGAGATGTTCGGAGTGACCTGCAACCCGAAGGCGGCGGCCGGCTTCTGGGAAGTGCTCACGAACGAAGATGCTCGCGGCTGGAAACCCACCGGCGGCTACATGAAATCCGTAGGCGTCGGCGCCGGCCTCACCGGCTACGGCGCCGAGGTCATCGTGGTTGACGACCCCGTGAAGGACTACAAGGAAGCCGCGTCGGCCGTCACGCGTGAGAATGTTTGGCACTGGTTCAACGCCGTCCTGATGACCCGCTTGCAACCGGACGGCGCCGTCGTTCTCTGTATGACCCGCTGGCATCACGATGACCTGGTCGGCCGTCTCCTCGAGCAAGACGCCCAGGGCGACGGCGAAGGGTGGGAGGTTCTCAACCTCCCCGCGCTCGCCGAGGTCGGAGTGGTTGACCCGCTCCGGCGACGCCCTGGCGAAGCGCTCTGGCCCGAGGCTTGGGGCGCCGAAAGAATGGAGCGAGTCAAGCGAGCTCGAGGCTCCTACATCTGGAGCGCTCTCTACCAGGGGCGGCCGACGCCGTTGACCGGAGGCATGTTCCGCTTCGACGATTGGGCGCAATACTACACAGCCATCCAAGACGGCGACCGGCCGGCCGTCATCATGTTCCGCGTTGGGACGATCGTGCATCGCGTGAAGCTCGACGACCTCACGACCTTCGCGACCGTTGACCTCGCGAGCTCGACAAAGACCTCGGCCGACTACACCGTCATCCAGGTCTGGGCGATCGGGCGCGGCCGTCGCCTGTTCCTACTCGACCAGACACGCGAGCGAGCCGAAGGCCCCGACATCGTTCCGTTGATGTGGAACGCCTACCGCAAGTGGGATTTGTCGAGCCTATGGGTCGAGCAGGTCAACTTCGAGCTCTCTCTGATTCAGGAAGCGCGGCGCAAAGGACTCCCCGTTCGGCAAGTGCGGCCGAAGGGCGACAAGATCACACGCGCTCTCCCGGCGACGGCGAAGATGGAGGGCGGGATGATCCTGTTCCCCCAGGCCGGCGCGTCGTGGTGGGATGAGTTCAAGACCGAAGTGGCCGGCTTCCCCAAGGCGAAGAACGATGACCAGGTCGATTGCATGAGCTACGCGGTTCAGGTCGCGAAGAAGATCGCCAAGGCCAAGCGACAGGTCACCGCAACCTACGGCGTCGGCTCGCCCGTTGACGCGGCCGGTAACGAGGGCATAGACTGCCGAAGAACCAAACCCCCAGGAGGTCATCATGGGTGCAGTAACGATGTCGGCGCCAGTCGTGAACGAGGACGTGGGCAAGAGCCAAGTGCTCGCCGGCCCGCTTGTGTTCTCGGGAACCTACGCGACGAGCGGCGACACGCTCATCGGCGACGACCTCGGCGCGGCTCGCATCAAGCGAATCACACACGTCGAGATTCAGGACAGCGTTCTCAATTCCTACTTTTGGGATCGAGCCACCGGCCTCATCCTGGCCTACGTGAAGGCCACCGGCGCCGAGGTCGCGAACGCCGTTGACCTGACCGCCGAGGTCGTCGAGGCGACCATCTGGCTCGGCGCTTAGTTCCTCGAGCTCGGTCGCGATCGCGGCCGAGCTCATAGACTCGAGGAGCATCGATGGCCGACTTCAACGCAAAGAGCAAGACGAACCAGGCCCTTCTCCAACTCGCCGGCGGCGACTTGGAGGAGGCGATGCTGTTGCGCTCGGCGATGGCGCTCGCGCTTCAAGGCCAGCACCTCGACAAAATGAACATCGACTCCTTGGTGGTTCCAAGGTTCAACCGCTCGGTGTTGTCTGGCCGAGGCGGAACCTTCCGCGACGCTCACGCGATGAGCGTCGTGCAGACTCGACAGAACGTCCGAGCTCTCGCGTTCCGTGGACCCGGCGACCAGTTCAGGGAAGAACATTCGGCGTTCTGTTACCTCATGTATCAGGGCTACCAGCAGCGCTTCATCGATCGCCACCCCGGCGAGACGCCGGAGGCGTTTCTCGATCGCGCACGCAAGAGCTCGATCAACCTGACGCGGATGGTCGTTCGCGTTCTCTCGCAGCTTTACCGCAAGCCCCCGAAGCGCGAGCTCCGTAAGACGACGACGAAGGGCGTCGCCCAGGCGCTTCGCGATGTCTGGTCGAGCCAATACAACCTCGACCTGCTCGCCATCGATCGCTACACGCGCCTGCTTGGAACCGTCGGCGTGCGACCGTTCCACGACCCCGACGCGCCAGGCGGCATCCGCTTGTGGGCGTTCCTCTCTCACCAGCTTCGAGTGATTCCCGACCCGGCGCGGCCGTGGAAACCGAAGGCCGTCATCGAGAGACACGAGCCGTTCGCGAACAAGACCCGCGTGGTTATCTGGACGGACAAGACCTTCCTCCTCATCAAAGAGGACGGCAAGGCGCACGGGATGCCGCATAGCCTCGGCCGGATTCCCATCACGTTCTTCCGCGACGATAGATGCTTCACGTCGTTCTTCGTCGAAGGGCGCGGCCGAGGCTTGTGCGATCAAAACGCCGTCATCAACGCGAAGCTCACCGACATCAACGAGATCGAGCAGTTCCAAGGCTTCTCGGTTCCCGTCGCCGTGAACCCCGAGGAAGATGAGATCACCATCGGCCCGCGCCGCATCATGGTGTTCAAACCCGACACGAAGGATGAGCCGTTCGGTCTGAGTTTCGAGAGCCCCGATGCTCCCCTCGCCGAGCTCCGCGCAGGGATCGACAACGACATCCGCAACTTGCTCCGGCAGGAGAACATCCCAGACGCCGCGCTCGGCGCCGAGATTGGTCGGCGAGCTCTCTCCGGCGTCGCGATTCGCCAGGCGATGATGCCGATCGTCGAGGACAACAAAGAGCGCGGCATCATGTTCCACCCGGTAGAGGAGGACTTGGCCGACAACGTGCTCCGCGTGAAGGCGAAGCACGATGCCGGCTTCGACTACGCGCCGAAGGTCGAGGCGCCGCGCTTCGCCGTTCACTACCAGCCCATGGAGTTCGCGACCGACATCCGCGACCAGATTGCCCAGGACGAGTTCGACATCGCCCAGGGGATCGAGACGCCCGCGCAGAAGATGCACCGGCGCGACCCCGTCAAGTTCAAGACCGAGGCCGAGGCGCTGGCTCAGTGGAAGAAGAACCTCGAGGAGCTCAAGGGCGAAGGCTTCCCCTCGCACGGCGTCACCGACGACGACCAGGCTCGCGGCCTGGTTCCCGAGGCTCGCGACCAAGATCCTCGCGAGCTCCTCGCCGAGCTCGCGGCCGAGGTCGAGGGCGACCTGGGGACCGACGTGCTCGCCGGCAACAGGAACGGCAACGGCAACGGCCTCGGCTCGCTCGCGGCCGTGCTCTCTGGTCGTGTCTAAGCTCCACCGCGCCGTTGACCAGGCCGGCGAGCTCCGTGGGTTCATCATCTTCTGCCCCGGCTGCAAGCAAGGGCACCTGTTCAACACCGTCGCCTGGACTCGCCTGGTCGCCGGCGACGCGACGAAGCGTGAGGCCGGCCCCGTCTGGACGTTCGATGGCGACCTCGAGCGGCCGACCTTCTCGCCGTCGATGCTCGTCGGCCCGAACGATCCGCCGAGGCGTTGCCATTCCTTCGTCAAGGCCGGCCGCATCCAATTCCTGAGCGACTGCCATCACGGCCTCGCCGGCGCGACCGTGGAGCTCCCCGACTGCGACTGGTGACAGGCCCATGAGGTATGTTGAGGGGCAGGAGCGAACCCCGATGCAAGACCCTGGCAGACCCCCCCCGACCCTCGGCCGGCGTTTCCTCGCCTGGCTCACCCGAAGCACGATCCGGCCGGCGCCTGGGCCTCGGCTTCGCCTGACGATCCCCCGCGTCGCGACCCTCGACGAGCTCGCCGGCGTCGATCCTCCGGCCTGGCTTCGCTTCCAGGTGAAGGCGGCCGGCAAGGTCGAGACGCGGCACCCGACGGCTCTGATCGTCTGCCCCTTCGGCCACCGCTTCGCGATCGCCGGCGGCCATAGCATCGGAGGGACGACCGGCGCCGTCGAGCCCCAAGTGGGATGCCCCGAGGCCGGATGCGGCTGGCTCGCGTTCGTCGAGCTCGACGGCTGGGAGCCGGCTTGACCTTCCTCGAGCGGATCGCCAGGGCGGCGGCGCGACACGCGCCGGCCGAGCTCGAGGCGGCCGAGGACGAACCGACCAGGCCAGGGCATCCCGCTTGCACCTGCGGCCACCCGAGCCGGCAAGGCCCCGACCACGATCCGACCTGCGTGCGCTTCCTCCCCTCGAGCTCGCCCAGGCCGAAGCGCGAGCGGAACCCCGAGCCCCCGCCAGGGCATCGCCGGCGGAAGCGCTCGAGCTCCTCGAGCTCGCCGGCGGCGATCGCCGAGGTCGAGGAGGAGGATGCGCCCTGCCCCGCGTGGACCGGCCGACGTGCTCCCCCTGGTCGAGCTCCTCGAGCTCGGCGAGGTCGAGGCGCCGGCCGTCCCGTTCAAGCTCCAACCCTGGGTGACGATCACCGGCCCGCGCTGGCTCGAGAGCATCCGGCGCGAGGTCGCGGCCGGCACGCGATCGGCGCGAGCTCAGACCGGCGCGATCCAAGAGGACTTGCGCTTCCTGGCTCTACGGCTTCGCGGCGACGCGACGGCCGAGGAGCTCGAGGGCGCGAGACGCGGCCCGTCGTTCGGTTAGAGTCGAGAGCTCGAAGGGAGAACAAGATGCCAGCACCGAACGGCGCCGCGTTCGTCGGTTCTATGGACAAAATGCTGTGCGCGATGAGTCGCGACCTCGCCATCTCTCGCGGCGAAATCGAGGGCATCCGCTCCGAGCTCGTCGGCGATATGCGGCGGATCGGCGGCGACGGCCTGGACAAGATGGGAAGCGTTCGGATCGGCGGCCGGCAGATCATCCGGCCGACCTCGCCGAACCTTCGACGGCTTGGCATCACGTCGCAACGATCGGAGGAACGGTTCAGCCGGTTCCGGCTCCAGTGGCTCAACAAAGACCAACTGGAACAACGCATCTCGGCCGGCTTCGACGCGGCGCAACGCGCCGAGTTCCACCGACACAGCAACCGACTAGCGCGGAACGCTCGCAGCTTCCTCCGCGAGATTCAGGAGCTCGACCCCGGCCTGAGTGCCGAGGTCGAGGCAACCATCGCGCAGATCGACGACGCGAGAAACGACCTGCTCAAGCTCGAAGTGAAGTCATGGACGAAGCTCGATGAGACGCTCCGGCGCGGCATGGGCAACGGCCTCACCCGCGAGGCGCTCGGCGACTCGATCAACACCTACGACCTCAACCGCAACCTGTTCAACCTCTCCCTGCTCTCGCACCCCCCAGGCGTCTCGCGCCAGATTCTCGCCGGCAGCGCGGAACGGATGGCGGCACGCGTCGCGAGGAGGAGGGCGGCCGAGATTCCCAAGACGGCGTTCCTTGTCCCGGCCGTCTGCCCCGCCGGCCCGTCGGCCGTCGTGCTCAACCCAGGAGGTCGCACGGCCGAGATTGCTTGGCGCGTGATGACGATCGAAGCGCTCACCGCTCGAGCGGCGACGCTCGGCACCGCGACCCAGGGCGCCGGCGGCGGCTTCCGAGGGATCGGCGAAGGCCCAGGGACCGAGGAGTTTTACGTGCCCGTCCCGCCGGAGAACCTCGACGAAGTGCGCGAGATTATGCGCGAGCGGCGGCAAGACTTCCTCCGAGGCGGCACCGCGCTCGACGGCTCCCCTCTCGAGTGAAAGAGAACGAGCCCCAGGCGCCGGCGCCGACTGTTCGCGTTCCCGATCGGTGCGCGGCGTGCGGCGATCCCATCCAGGTCGTGACCAGGACGTGGGAGTGGATGGCGTCGTTTTGGGGGAAGGTCTACGGAGCGAACCTGTGCAAGAGAACGAGATGCCGAGTCAAGGCCGAGGCGACCCCGAGGCTCATCGCCGAGGAGATAGACCGGCGACACCAGGAGCTCGACGACCTCGAGAGGCCGTGAGGGTTCCGCTCATCCGCGCCGGCGAGCTCGACGCCGGCGGCCGAGCTCGAGACGCGGCCGAGCTCGAGGCGTTCGCGGCCGTGAACACCCGCGAGCTCGAGTGGGATGGCTCGACGCTCTGGCTCATCTCGGCAACGGCCTCGCCAACAGGGGCGAGCCTGGGTTACCCTGCGAGCGATGGCAACGGGAACCGAACGACGACCAGGCAAGCGAATCGGGGGAAGCGTCTACCTTCACCGAAGCGCCATCGCGGGAAGCGAACAAGCCGAGGCCGTCGAGCTCGCCGCTAAGAAGCTCCCCGACGGCTTCGCCTGGCACGTCGCCAAGGTGAACGAGCAGAGCGGCGCCGTCACCTTCGTCACGTCGCCCGACTTCGACACGGCCGACGAGCCGACCGTAGGCGACGCGATCCGAGTGACCCAGGCCGGCGAGGTCGTCGCCCAGGCCGGCGCGGCCGACCCCTGGATCTACCACCACAAGTGGCAGATGGTCCGCGAGGACTATGCCGGCTTCAACGTCGCCGAGTCTCGAGCTCGGTCGGCGGCCTGGGAGGAGCTCGAGGGCGTTGACCGATCGCGCATCGGCAAGCGCTCATGGTGGGAGCAACACGTCACCGCACGACTCGAGGCGAAGGGAGCGACGACGATGCCCGTCACCGTGAAGCAAGAGGGCGACGTGTTCCGCGTCGTTGACGCAGAGAGCGGCGAGCTCGAGCGCAACGCGGCCGGCACGGCCGTCGATGGCGGCGGCCACGAAGCCGAGGGCGACGCGCTCGCCCAGGCCAGGGCGATCAACTCGCGGAAGGGCGTCCGCGCCGAGTTCGTCGAGGCGCTTCGGCTCGGCCTCCCCGGCTTCCTGACGAGCTCGACGCCGGAGGAGGTCGCCGGCCTGGGCGTCGTCATCCGAACCGGCGAGCCCGTCGGCCCGTTCCCCGGCTTGACGGCTTGCCCCGTCGCCGTGCTCGAGCTCCTCCCGACCGCCGAGCTCAAGCGGCTCGAGAACCAGCGGCATCTGTTCTGGGTTCCGATCGGCGTCGAGGGCGCCGAGGCGATCGCGGCGGCCGAGCTCACGACCGGCGAGGCGGCCGGCCACACGCACACCTACGAAGCCGGCGCCGACGTGACGAACGTGACCGCCGGCCACGCTCACGACCTCGAGCCAGGCGCCGAGCTCACCAGCGAGACGGACGGACACACGCACCCCCGCGACCCGGCCGAGGCGTCGGCCCGCGAGGAAGCCGCGCCGATCACCGACGACGAACGGCGCGAGCTCATGTTGCTCTCCGGCGCGAACACGGCGAAGGCCCGCGACTCGGCGAGCAAGCCGATGCGCTTCTACGGCGAAGCCGGCCTCCTGGTCGGCGAGGTTCTCGACTTCGGATGCGGGAAAGACCCGCACGACTTCGCCCGCTACGACCCGGCGCACCACCCCGACCCGGCGGCGTTGAACAAGCAATGGGACACCGTCACCTGTAACTACGTTTTGAACGTGCTACCGCTCGAGGGACTCCGAACGAACGTGATGCTCTCGCTTCGCTCGCTCGTTCGCGCCGACGGCCATGCGCTCGTTTCGGTCTGGCAGCGATCGCCCGAGGCCGAGACGTTTCGCACGTCTCGCGGCTACCAGTGCGGATGGTCGAAGGAGGAATGGACGGCGTTCCTCGGCAAGTTCTGGACCGTCGAGGAGCTCAAGGCCGGCGGCGAGGTCTGGGCGTGGGAGCTCACCCATCCGGCGAGCCCAGGGAAGCGGCCTTGATCTTGGCACGACCAGCGCATACGCTGCGGACGTTGGCAACACGGACGGGCGCAAGGGACTCAGGGAACAAACTCAAATGATGCCTGGTGTTGCCAACACTTCATCCGGCTTCGCTCCGGGCAACGGTGGCGAAGGATGTTCCTTCGTGACCCGCGCCCACCTACACCGAGCGAGGGCCAGCCGATGACCCTCGCCGCCTCGAGCACCGACCTCGCGAAGCTCTCGCTCCTCGCCACCCTGATGGGTCCGAAGGACGCGACGGCCGACGCACCTGACAAGGTCGGCAAGCTCTGGCACATCACGATCATCAAGGCCGGCCGAGCTCTCACAGGAGACGAGTATCCGGCCGAGGTTCTACGCGACTCGCTCGACATCTTCCGAGGTCTGCCCATCTACTCGTTCCGCTTCGGCGACGACGCGGCCGACGATCCCAACAGCGGATTCCACCACCTGCCCGAAGGCGCGAGCAACGACCCGCGAGGACAGCCGACCGGCAACCTCATCGGCCAGGTGACGAACGAGGTCTGGTGGAACGAGGAGGAGCAAGCCATCGAGGCGCTCGCCGCGATCGACGACAGCAAGATCCGCGACCGGCTTCGCAACGCGTTCACGCGTGGCGCGATCGGCAAGGGCGCCGAGGTCGATGTGTTCGGCTTCTCGATCTACGCCGAGGTTCTCAAGAGCGACATGCGCGTGGCGAAGTTCGTGAAGGGCAACAGCCTCGACCTGGTTACCAGGCCGGCGGCCGGCGGCGCGTTCGTCTCGATCGTCGCCGAGGCTCCCCCCGTCACCTTGCTCGAGACGCTCCGCGCCGAGTCGGGGCTGGACGATGCGGCCGTGCTCGAGGTCGTTCGCGCCGAGCTCGCGACCAGGGCGACGGCGATCGCCGGCGACACGACCAGGACGAAGGATCAACGGAAGGCGGCGCTGGTTGCGCTCGCCGACGAGCTCACCGGCTCGACTCGCGATGGCGAGCTCGAGGGTATGGTGTGTTCTCAACTCAACGCGGCCCGAGCGGCCATCGACGAATCGACCCCCTTGAAGGAGGGCATCATGGACGCAGCGACCATCACGAAGCTCGTAGCCGAGCAAGTAACGGCCGGCATCGCAAAGGCCCGCGCCGAGGATGCCGAGCAAGAGGCAGCGGCGACGGCAGCGGCCGACAAGGCCCGCGCCGCCAACCCGATCGACGAGCTCGCGGCCTGGCTCGAGGGACTCGAGGGCGAGGAGCGGATGAGCGCTCTGCAACAGGTTCAGGCTCTCCTCTCCGGCATGGGCGCGATGGTCGAGGACGAAGGCGCCGGCCTGGCGGCCGACGAGTTCGCCGCTCTGACCGCCGAGCTCAAGGCCGTCACCGAGGAAAAGGACGGCAAGGTCCGACGCGCTCGGCTCGCCAAGGTTCTCGAAGGTCTGACGACCCCGAGCGAGCAGACCGCCGAGGGCAAGAGCTCGACAAGCTCACGCCGGAGCTCAAGCTCCGCGACGCGACGGCCGCGCTCATGCTCGCCGACGTGACCGGCGTGACCGTCAACGGGATGGAGGTCGCCGGCCTCCGCGAGAGTCTCGAGACGCTCATCAAGGACAAGCCCTACCTGGTCGAAGCCGTCACGCTCGCGGCCGACGCCCAGGGCAAGACGGCCGAGGAGCTCGCCGAGCTCGCCAAGGCCGGCAAGGCCCCGACGGCCGAGGAGCTCGCAGCGGCGAAGCTCGAGGCCGACGAGTCGGCGCAGAAGGCGGCCGAGCTCCAAGCGCTTTCGGCCGCGACCATCCGCGAGTCGGTCGGCGCCGGCGGCATCGGCGCGATCCCCGACGCGCTCGCCGGCACGATCAAAGACCTCCAGATGCGAGCCCGCCAGGGCGACATCGCGGCGGCTCTCAAATACAGCCGCATCCGTTCCAAGCTCATCGGCGCCTAGCGCCGACCAACCGACGACACGCGCCGGCGTTGTGTAGCGTCTGCGGCCCGCACAATTCTTAGAGGAGAAACCCATGACCGACCTGACTACCTTCCTGGCGGGTTCGACGCTTCCCGAGCTCCTCGAGAGCTCCGGGCTCGAAGATCCCGTGGCTTTCATCACCCGCTTCGAGTCGTCCTTCCTGACGGCTCTCGGATTCCCCGGCAGCATGGCGACGGCCGAGACGACCCACCACCAGTGGGCCGAGGACGCCCTGAACCCCGACGCCGGCACGCTCGACGATGCGACGCTCTCGGCCGTCGCGACGACGATCAACGTGACCGCCGGCCAGGGCGTTCGGTTCCGCGCTGGAGACATCCTCCAGTTCGACGGAAGCCGCGAGCTCATTCGCGTCACGTCCGTCGCGACCGACGCGCTCACCGTCACCCGCGCCGAGCGCGGCACGACTGGCGAGACGCAGGTCATCGGCGACGTGCTCGAGGTCGTCAACAACCCGAACAACGAAGCCGGCACCGCAAAGACGGCGCGGCCGACGACGTTGACCCGAGGCGACAACTACACCGAGCTCTTTGACGACACCGCGAGCGTCACCGGCGCGATGCGGAAGTCGAAGAACATCGGCAACGTGGGCGACCAACTCGACCACCAGGTGTTGCGCGTCCAGCAAGACCTCATCCGTCGGATCGCTCGCACCGTCGTCAACGGTAAGCGGCAGAGCTCGAGCCCCGAGGGCGACGGTTCGGCCGGCGGCGAGCGCACGATGGACGGGATCATCCAGATGCTCCTCGGCGGATCGGACTCCGTGGTCGTCGATGCGGCGACCGGAGCGCTCACCGAGGATCTTCTGAATCAGGCGCTCGAGGATTCTTGGAACCGAGGCGGCCGGCCGACGCTCCTCGCCGCGAGCACCAAGCAGAAGCGAGCCATCTCCAAGCTCATGGAAGGTCGCGTCCGGTTCTCCGGCGAGGACAACGTCCTGGGCGTCGTCGTCGAGCGCTTCGTGTCTGACTTCGGCATCGTCGATGTCATGGAGCCCGACAAATACATCCCGAAGGACGCCGTTCTCATCGTCGATCGCGCTCGCCTGGCGATCGCGAAGCTCGGCACCGACGGCAACCCCTTCGAGGAGACGGAGCTCAGCAAGACCGGCCACGTTGACAACCGACTGGTGTCGATCGAGCTCACGCTCGAGGCGAAGAACACCAGCGACGGCGGCCACGCGCTGATCCACAACCTCTCGGCCGCATAGCCTAAGCGGCTCGATCGACCTCACGACGAGACACAAGCGCGGCCGAGGTCGATCGAGCATCGACCTCGGCCGTTGGCTTGTGATAACGTCTCGAAGGACAACCACCCAAAGGAGCGAACCCAATGGCCCGAAGCAAGGCACCGAGTCGAAAGAAGAAAACGCCGGAGCGGAAGCGGATGCTTCGCGGCTTCCTGGTCGCGCACGGCTTCACCCCCTACCGATTCAGCACGCGAATCACGCCCCCCTACTTCGAGACTGACAACGTCGAGCTCGGCCAGGCGATCGCGCTCGCGAAGGGCATCCAAGAGCTCTCGCCGTCCCAGATGGAGGACTACAAGAAACACCTGGCGGCGATCGACCCCGCTCGGATCGCCCGCGACATTCGCGCAGCGGCCGACCAGGACGAGGACGCACGCCAGGCCGAGCTCGAGGAAGCGAAGGCGGCCGAGGCCAGGGCGAACACGAAGGCAGCGGCGGCGGCCGAAAAGGTCGCCGAGCTCGGCGGCGACGACTCCGACCTGTTCGGCGGCGGCGAGGACGAAGCCGACGCCGAGGACGCCGGCCCAGGCATCTCGGCCGACGACCTCGACGCGATGTCCGAGCTCGAGCTCCTGGGCGTGCTCGAGGCGTTCGGTATCAAGCCCCCCAAGGTCGGCGGCCGTTCGATCCTCCTGCCGATCGCACAGCAAGCCGTCGCCGGCAAGATCAAGGCGCCGGCCGAGTCGGCCGAGTAGGTAGCGCGTGAGCCTCCCGATCGACTTCCCGTTCGTGACCGTCGGCGACAGCTTCCCATCCACGGAAGCCTGGCGCCTCGCCGGCTTCACGGATGAGAACACAGATCGGGGGCGCCTCCACGCGACCTTCACCGTCGTCGGCGGCGAGCTCCAGGTGAGTCTCTACAGCGATCGCGACAAGGCGAACCTGGTCGCCCAGGGCCAGGCGGCGACGAACGCCCGCGCAACGCTCGCGGAAATGAACGACTCCGGCATCTCCGGCTCTGTGTTCATCACGAACGTCAACGCCGACAACATCGTGGTGTTCGTCGCCCTGGCGACCGACCTCGACATCGAACGGCGCGACGATCGCATCCGGGGATTGCTCGGCGAAGATCCTGCGGAGTGCGACTTCTCTGCCGTTTGGGACTTCGTCATCCGCGAGTTCTACGTTCGCATCCAGGCCAACTTCCCCCCGCCGGCGTTCGTCTCCGACCCGCTTCGGTTCCCTGGCTCCGGCCAGGTTCAGACGGCCGGCCGGCGAGGACTCCCCGACGTTCACGCGATCCACCTATGGCACCTGAACGGCGAAGGGGATTGGGAGCTCAAGGGACTCGAGAACCCTGGCGACTGGCGAACGTGGGCGACGCTCTACAGCTTGCATCTGATTTGGGACCGCCGAGCTCGGAGCGGAGATGACGAGCTCGTCGCCCGCGCCGATCGCTACCTGTCCGACTCCGATCGGGCATGGTCGATGGTTCCCGTCCTGGTCGATTCCGACGGCGACAGCGTTCCCGAGCGGCAGGTCAAAACGCGCAGCAGCTACCTAACGAGGGGATGACGATGGCAAAGAGCCGCGCATTGCTTTCGTTTGAGTGGGGAACCGACACGCTCATCCCGGCGCTCGAGAACCTTCCACGCGAAGCCGAGCGAGCCGTTGCCGAGGTCGTCGCGCTCACCACGGATCGCGCTTTCAAGATGGCGAAGAACCGGACGCCCGTCGATCGCGGCGACGCTCGCAACGGCTGGCGCCAGTCGGCTCGAGGAGCGAACGGCCGCATCTTCAACAACGTCGCATACATCAACGTGCTCGAGTTCGGCGGCTACCCCGTCACCCCCTCGAGTCACACGAGCCGCTCCGGCCTCCGGCGAGGTCGCGCCGTCCTGGGCGGCCGACCCCCGCCGAGCGCTCGCGACGCCGGCGGCCGGTTCACCGGATCGGCCAGGACGCAGAAGGCCCCAGGCGGCCGGCCGGATATGCGGAACAACGTGAGCAAGCAGGCGCCACGCGGGATGGTTCGCTCGACGCTCGAGGACATCCAACCCCGCTTCCTCTCCGACCTCACCAACGCGATCAACACGCTCCCGGCCTGGACCTGATGGCGTTCGGCGACCCCCCCATCACGAACGAGGACATCGAGCGCAACCTGCTCGAGCACCTTGAAAAGCTCCTCCCCGAAGGGCTACGGATTCACATCCCCGGCGAAGTGTTCAGCCCCGAGCGAGCTCGCGAATGGATCGAGCCCCGCATCCTCTCGATCGACTTCGAGCAGGAGAGCCGACCCGGCGAGGAGTTCGGTCGCCTCGAGCTCGAGGTTCGATGCTTCATCAAGACCGAGCAGAAGGGACGGCGGCGCCTCGAGCTCTCGACGCTTTGCGACAAGGTGTTGGAGGTCGTCGGCGGCGAGCGGAACGTGAACGCGGCCATCATTCTGCAAGAGGACAAAACAGACATCGGGCGCCTACAGTTCGGCGCCTCGAGACAGGCCAGACTCTACGGCGCGGCCGTGAGCATCGGCGGCGTCTCGATCGTTGGGCTAGACATTGCTACGATTCAGGTGACCGTCCTGGTCACTGGTGACCCTTAAAGGAGAAACAGATGCCAACTCACAACCTACGGCAAGGCGTCATCAAGATTCAGAGCGGCGACGCCGTTGCCCTGGTCAAGACGGCGGCGTTCACGGAGGGCGACTTCTCGTTCACGCGAACGAAGAACACCATCCAAGTTAAGAACCGGGGGAAGCTCGACCATCTCCGCAAGGGAGACGAGGAGGCCATCACGTATTCCTTCTCGGCCAAGTTCGTCGATAAGACCCTCCGGCGTTGTCTCGAGGAGTTCATTTGGGACGGCACGACCGAGAACATCACCGGCCTCACCGCGCAAGTGAACAACCCGGCCGAGCCGACCGCCTACGCCTACGAGCAGGACAGCCTGGCGACGGCGGCCGGCGACGCGATCCAGACGAAGGTCGCGAACGGCGTCGCGCCGAGCTCGGACGGCGAGTATGGCGAGGACTTGAAAACCCGCGACGACCTCGAAGGCGTCGAGATGGTCGGCGACGCCGAGGCCGTGGTGGTTGTCGGCGGCACGTTCGCCGTTCAGCCCCCGGCGGCCGACACCGACGTGGACATCATCTACAACGCCATCGGGCGCTCGACGCTTGACCCCGGCACGTCGGATGTCAAGACGTTCCGCATCGACCTCGAGAAACTCGACGTGGCTCTCGCCGCCCAGGGGATCGTGGATGAGACATACCAACTCAACCATTGCGTGGTCGAGTCGGTCGAGCAGGCCGAGGGCGACGAGTTCGACACCGTCAGCTTCTCCGGCTTCGCCTACATCACCAAGGCCACCATCGTCTAACCGAGTCGCCGAGCTCGCGCCCCGAGCTCGGCGGCGATCGCCCCCAGGAGGTCAGAACGATGCCGACTAAGAACCTGCGCCACGGACGCATCCGTTTGTTCTCTGGCGATGTGCCTCTGGCGCTCGAGAAAACGGCCGCGTTCACGGAGGGAGACTTCTCGTTCACGCGAGCCAAGACGACCATCCAGGTCAAAGATCGCGGCGCCCTGGGCCACCTTCGTCGAGGCGATGAGGAAGCCGTCGCCTGGTCGTTCTCTGCCAAGTTCATCGACAAGACGCTCCGAGAGACGGCCGAGGATTACGTGTGGGAAGCGACGGCCTTCCAGATCAAAGCGCTCACCCCCTCGAGCAACAACCTCGCGGCCGTTCCCTACCGATACCGGCAGGGATCGATGCAGCCCGCGACCGGCGAGGCGATCGCCACGAAGCTCGCGCACGGCGTCGCGCCGTCGGCGGATAACGAGTTCTCCGAGCCCGTCGGCTTGCTTCGCCAGGAGGCCGAGTTCCTCGAGATTGACCCCGGCACCGTCAACGTCTACCCGGCGGCGGCCGACACGGATATGGATGTCGTGTTCGACGCGATCGGCACCAGCACGCTCGACCCGAAGGGCATCACGTCGCCGCGTTGCGAAAGCGATCGCCGCACGTTCCTCATCATTCTCGAAAAGTTCGATGTGGCTCTCACGAAGGAAGGCGTCATCGCCGAGCAATACGAGATCAACCACGCGACGATCGAGAGCGTCGAGCAAGCCGAGGGCGACGAGTTCGACACGTTGACCTTCTCGGGGATCGGCTACGTCACCAAGCCGAGCGTTTCCCCTGGCGGCCCGTCCGACATCGTGAGCCCACCGAGCGAGCAAACCATCGAGCTCCGCATAACACACCGGCGGCCCACCGGCCCGAACAGGTGGGAGGAGCGAAGCGGCTATGAAGATTCTGGGACACGTAGGCATCAAGGCGAGGACCGAGAGCGTCAACCTCGGCGACCTGGAGGACGGGACCGCCCTGGTCATCGAGCTCAAGGCACCGAGGCTCAACGCGATCACCTCGCTCGACTCCGAGCTCGAGGCGCCGCCGGCGCCACAGGCACCGGCCGGCGAAGTGCTCCGCGACGAGCGCGGCCGAGTGCAGAAGGACGACGGCGGCCGGCCGATCACGACCAGGAACGAACGCGACCCGGCCTACCTCAAGGCGCTCGAGAAACACGGCGAGCTCGAGGGGCGGCACAACCGAGCCAAGACCCTCGGGATGCTCCTCGAGTGCATCGGCGGCCAGATCGAAACGGAGGCCAAGCTCGAGGACTACGGCGAGGGCAAGCCGGCCGGCGCCCTGGTCGATTACTACGATGCCGTGTGGCTCGAGCTCGAGGCGTTCGGGATCGACCTGGTCGCGATCAACCGACTCACCAACGCGGCGATGCGTCTCGCCGGCCTGGCAGACGAGGAGCTCGACGGCGCACGCGAAGCGCTGGGCGCGACCTCGGGAAACTAGAGGAGGGCCAGCGACGCACGCAGGTCTATTGGGAGCTCCGCTTGTGGGAGCTCTTTCCAGACCTTCCACCCTGGCCCCTACCTCCTGGCGCTTCGTTCAGTGCTCTCGCTCGCGAGGAGCAGGTGTTACTCTTGTCCTACGCGGCACTGAGAGACTCCGAAGAACACGAAGCGGCGAGCTCGCGAGGAGCAGAGTAAAGGATGGCAAGAGGCCCAGAGCTCGAAGGAAGAATCTCCGGCGACTCTCGCGGCTTCGTCGGTGCGTCGAAGAAGGCGCAACGCAGCCTGGGCGACCTCACCAAGCAAGGCGAGAGCACCGGCGCGAAACTCGGCAAGGCGTTCAAGGGGATCGCCGGCGGCCTCAAAACGATGGCGAAGCTCTCGGCCGTCGCCGGCGCGGCGCTCACCGGCGTCGGCATCGCGGCCGTCGTATCGTTCGCCAAGTTTGAAAAGAAGTTCGCTCAGGTCACGACGCTCATCGACGGCCAGCCCAAGGCGATCGCCAGGCTATCGAAGGAGCTCCGGCAACTCTCGGTGACGATGGGCGTTGACGTGCTCGAAGCGACCGAGGCGGCTTACCAAGCCATCTCGGCTGGGCGAACCGTCGCCCAGGCGCCGGCGTTCCTAGAGGCCGCGTTCAAGGCAGCGGCGGCCGGCGCCTCGACGGCCGACGAAGCCGTGGACGCGTTGACCACCGTGATGAACGCGTTTGTCGGCCAGGCGATCGACGTGGACAATGCGTCCGACGTTCTGTTCGCGACGATCAAGGCCGGCAAGACAACGATGTCCGAGCTCGCCGCGTCGATCGGCCAGGTCGCCCCCGTCGCCGCGTCGGCCGGCGTGCGCTTCGCCGATATGTCGGCCGCGATGGCGTCGATCACCGCGAGCGGATTGAACACGGCCGAGACGAGCACCGCGCTCAAGGCGACCATCGTCGGCATCCTCAAGCCGAGCGAGTCGGCGGCCAAGGCGTTCGCGAGCATCGGCGTCTCGGCCGACACGCTCGCCGATAGCCAGCTAGGGCTCGAGGACGCCATCACCAAAGTTCGGACGGCCGTCCGACAGAACAACCGGCGACTGGTTGAGTTCTTCCCGAACGTGCGAGCGCTCAACGGCGTCAGCATCCTCGCCGGCGACGGCTTCAAGAAGTTCATCGACACGCTCAAGCAAACGCGCAACGCGACCGGCGCGGCCGAGACGGCTTTCAAGAAGGTCGAACGGACTCTGGCATTCCAGTTCTCGAGCGTCGTCCAGGGCGCGAAGGATGCGTTCCGTTCTCTCGGCGAGGGACTCGCGCCGATCTTCGTTCCGATCGTCACCGCGCTCAACAACATGGTGACGAAGGCCCGCAAGGTGTTCGGCAGCTTCGCCGAGTTCATGCAGAAGCGAAGCGAGCAGATCGGTCGCGTCGTCACGATCTTCGTGAACGTCGCGAAGGCGGCCATCAACGGATTCCTCACGGCCGTCGGCGTTGACCTCTCGAGCGCTGGCAACGCGTTCGATGAGTTCCTGGTGTTCGTCGAGAAGAACGGCAAGGCGTTCATCAACTCGGCGACCGAGATGGGCAAGAGCATCGGGCGCTTCGTGAAGTCGTCGATCCTGTTCATCAAGAAGATCATCGCGGCGATCGGAGAGATGGCGAAGGCGGCAGGGATCGCCGGCAGCGAGACGGCCACCGCGTTCTCCTCGATCGGCGGCATCGCGGCCGGCATCATCGTTGCGTTTGAGGGAGCGAGCGCGGCGATCCTCACGGCCGGCAACGCGGCGAGCCTCGCCATCTTCACGATCGCGGAGGGCACGCTCAAGGCCGTCAAGTTCGTCGCCGAGGGGATCGCGGCGGCCGTCGCCCTGGTCGCCGGCGAGGACGCGGCCAAGAAGTTCGACAAGGCGGCCAAGGGGATCGCCGACGCCGAGAAGATGATGGGCGACGCGGCGGCCGTGAGCTCGCGCAAGCTCGCCGAGCAGGTCGAGATCCTCGGCAACCTCGGCACGCGCTTCGACAAGCTCAAGGAGAAGATCGACGGCGTCGGCGACGCCCAGGAGGAGGCGGCCAAAAAGACCAACCGGATGACGACCTCGGTGCGGCAGCAACGGAAGGAGCTCGAGAGCGCGGCGAAGAAACGCGGCCGTCCAGGCGGCGGCCGTCCAGGTGGCCGGCGGCGGCACCAGCGAAGCGGCGGCGGCTCACGCGGCCGGCTCACCCTGGGCATCGTGCGCGGCCAACGCGGCGCCGGCTTCCCAGGACTCCGAGGCGGCGGCGGCCAGTTTGGAACCGTCGGCGCGACGGGCGGCCAGGGCGGCGGCTCCGGCCAGTTCGGCGGCATGGTCCAAGGCCCAGGAGCTCGAGGCGGCGGCGGCGGCGGCGGCGGCCAGCAGGGAGCGATGGAAGCGCTCGCGCAACTGTTCCAGCGCTTCCGCAAGCTCGCGAAGGAAGCGGCCGACGATCCCAAAGTGTCGGCCTCGTTCACGGCCGTCAAAGACAAGATCAAAGAGCTCGCCAGGAGCATCGGCACCGACGCGTTCGGCCCCGCGTTCCTCAAGCTCAAGCAAGAGATCACCGACGGCCTCGCCGGCCTCACGACCCCCGAGCAATTCACGGCGGCCGTCACCAAGACCCAGCAGCTTTTCGAGTCTACGGGCGAGGCGATTAAGAAGGCCGACCTGCCTGGCAGCTTCGGCAAGCTCCAACGCAAGTTCGTCGCCCTGGGCGACGCGACTGGCCCGAAGGCCCAGGCGAAGTTCCAGCGGCTCGCCGACGAGATGCGGAAGCTCGCCGACGCGGCGAAAGACCCGGCGAAGGCCGAGCTCGACAGGCTCGCGAAGTCGATGCAAGCGGCGGCCGACAAGGCAGGCAAGGCCGGCCTGGCTGGCGAGCTCGACGCGGCGGCCAAGGCGATGGACGGACTCAAGGCGTCGGCCCAGGGCGTCACCAGCGCGGCCAGCGGCGCCGGCTCGTTCCGCTCGAGCTCGAGCGGCCGGCGCTCGATCACCGGCCGGCCGATCGGGAACGATGGGCAGATCGAGAGCAGGCAGCGCGGCGGCTTCCTCTCAAAGACGGGCGCGTTCATCGGTCACCGTGGCGAGTTCGTCATCCGTAGGAAGGCGGCGAACGCCCTGGGCGCGGCCGAGCTCCGCAAGCTCAACCGAGGCGTCACCGTGAACAACACCATCAACGCGAGCGATCGCAGCACGATCGGAACACGGGCGCAGATTCGCGCCATGCTCCCCGAGCTCCGGCGCCAGACGAAGCTCGGCGTGAAGCAAGGCGGCCCGTTCTAATGTCGTGGACCTTCACCGTCACGAACCCCGAGGGCGTCACGCTCACCGCGACGATTCGGAATGCCGAGTTCAACGATGTCGATCGGCGCAACTTTCGCCAAGGGCGCGGCATCACCGAGGGCGGCATCGTCTACGTGCAAGACCTCGACGGCTCCGACCAGTTCGTGGATGCGTCGTGGGGATTCCTGACGACGACCGAACGCGCCGACCTCGAGGCGTTCTTCGGCCGCGATGGAACGCTCCGGCAAGCGCGGCCGTTCTCGATCGACATCACCGGCTCGAGTTTCCCGCAAACGCTCAAGGCCGGCATGGTCATCGATGGCGCCGTCGTCCAGGCCGGCGACGGCTACAAGGCCGGCCAAACAGTCAACGCCGACACGGCGAACCTGCGCGATGTGTTCCTCGACCAGTCAGAGCTCGCGTTCGACCAGGAACGGGATGAGCGCTTTAGTCTGGACCTCCGGTTTAGAATCCACCGAGCGGCATAGAGGGAGGCCAGGATGGCGGCGACTGTAGAGGTAAGAGTGTTGCACGGGGGGAGCCCCGCGCTCGGCGGGAACATCACCGGCCAGACGGCCCGCTTCAAGCTCGCCGACGACGACGCCCAGGATGCGGCGGCGCCGATCGACCGGCCGGCGGCCGGCGTCACCTACTCCTGGCGAAAGAGCTTCCTCCTTGTCGCGAGCTCGCTCCCCGACAACTTCCTGAGCAACTTGCGATTCTTCTCCGACGGCTCGGCGATCGGCGACGGCCAGCGCGTTCTGTTCGGAACCTCGACGAGCTACGTCCAGGCGACGGCGGCGGATGCCGAGCTCGCCATCTCGGCCGTTGACGTGGACAGCTTCACCGCGAACATCCCGAAGATCATCCAGGCCGGCAACTTCGTCGATGGCGCGAACGACATCGCGCCGTTCGCCGGCGGCGCCCTGCAAGATCATGTGATGCTCCAACTCGAAGTGGCGAGCTCGGCCGTCGGTGGCGACGGCGGAAGCAAGACCCTCACCTACCGATACGATGAGAGCTAAGGATGACGGCTCTGCCTCCGACCCAATGGGCTCTGCTCATGCCGACCGGCGAGGTCGTCATGGGCGCCGGCGACGGCCCCAACGGGAACGTGTGCGGGCTCATGGCCGAGGCGATCGCGGCGATGTGGTGCTTCCCTGGACTCCCGCGCTTGTTCCTCTCGGGACCGGCGGCCGTCAAGTGCGCGGCCGACTTCTCGATGGGCGTCGGCGTCAAGCAACGCGTCTGGTCGTTCGGCGACATCCTCGGCGACGACCGTCGCCTGTTTGTCTGGAGCTCGGGCGAGGTCATCGGGATCGGACGAACCCAGGAGGAAGTGGGCGCGGCCGTCCAGGCGATCCAGGCGGCGTGTAGACGGGGGGCGCCCCGTGCCTGAAATCTTCTCCGTCACGCCAGGACGCGGCCGAGCCGGCCAGGCCGGCGTCGCGATCGCCGGCGCCGGCTTCGCTCCGGCTTCGCCGTTCGGCAACACCGTCGAGGTCGATGGAGCCACCGCGTTCTCGATCGCGAGCCAGGACGAAACGGACATCGTGTTCGCCATCCCGTCGTGCTATACGACGTTCGGCTTCTGCGCGACTGACCTGTGGGTGATGATCCTGGTCCAGCGCAAAGACACGAACGAGTGGGCGACGTTCCGATGGTGGAGCAAGGCCAGCCTGGCAACGCTCCAAACGGACTCGCGGCTCACCGAAAAGATCCCCACCGGCGAGGACTTGGACAACCCCACAAACGACTGCCTCACGGCGGCGACGTGGAACCGGCTCGCGACCTTCGTCGAGTTTCTGACCCAGGAGGTTCTCACCGCGAAGGGCTCGGTGTTCTCTCGAGACGAGAACGGCATCGCGGAGGTTCTGGTCGGCGCCGACGGCATGGAGCTCAACCGAGTTCCGGCCGGCACCGGGATGCCGACCGGCTTGAAGTGGAACAAGCCGAAGCGCACCTGGACGATGCGATGGGGGCGGCGGATTCCGAGCGGCTCGACGGCTTCGACGATGGCCGTCAACGCGGCGGCCGACTCCGGCACGACCGGCGGCAACTCGCTCAACCACGTCATGCCGACGAGCGGCCGGCTTCGCTTCCTGACCGTCAACGTCGAGGCCGTCAGCGGCGACACGCTCGACCGCGTGCGCGTTGGCTACAACGATGGATTCGTCACGCTCCACGACTCCGGCACCGGCCTCGCGATCGGAGCGGATGACGCCTACATCGTTGACCTCGACGAGTGGGTGGTGGGTCGCGAGCTCCGCGTCCTTGTGGACAAGAGCGGCACCAGCGGCGCGATGGACCTGACCGCCACGATCACCATGGAGGAGGAAGTGAGGCCGGCCGTCCTGGCGACCTCGCTAGAGGACTTGATCGCCGACACCGTCGCCGTGACCGACTCGCTCGCCGTCCTGGTCGAGCTCGGCGGCGAGGCGTCCGACACGATCGAGCTCGACGCCGACACGATCGAGCTCGAGATGACCTACGGCCTCGAGCTCGCCGACGCGGCCGGCGCGACCGACGACCTCGAGCGCGTCGCCGACGGAGCTCGCGAGCTCGCCGACGCGATCGACATCCACGACGACGGCCCCGGCGCCCTGGTCGTCGAGGTCACCCAATGACCGTAAACCCATACACAGTAACGACCGGCTCGAGGCGGCGCCCAGGGAGGCCCCTGAGCGGCTCGAGGAGCTCCGCGCCCTGGGCGTCGAGCTCGAGGCCGAACGGCCAGCACGGGCGGCCCAGGCGCCCAGGCGACACCGTTCCTCGCCGGCTTGAGAGAACCTGATGGCGGCACCCGTTGGCGTCCTGGTCACCGCGATCGCCCCGCCTCGAGCTCGAGCCGGCGACTCGATCACCCTGGCCGGCACCGGCTTCGCGGCGGCCGGCAACACCGTCGAGGTCGATGGCCTGGCGGCGACCGTCACCGGCGAGAGCACGACGAGCATCACCGTCACCGTCCCGAGCTCGATCCGGACGGATCGCTTTGTCCCCGTCGAGGTCACGCACGCGACCGATGGCAGCGTCACCACCCGGCAATGGTGGAGCAAGGCGACGACGGCCGAGCTCGCGGCGTTCCTCCTGGCGATGCAGAACCCAGGTGAG